ACCTACGACCAATGACAATGCTGTCAACAAACTATATGTTGATAGCCGTCTTGGTTCTCTCGATGTTCCTGGTTTTACTCGTTGGAGTAAGACTGCTGTTGGTGGTGAGACTACACTGAGTGGTGCTGGTACAACTGGTGGTACACTTGGTTATAGTCCTAACCGTGAGCAGGTGTACCTGAATGGTGCTCAACTGCAACGTGATGCTGATTACACCGCTAATAACGGTACTAGCATTGTCCTCAATGTAGCCCTTATCGCTGGTGATGTCGTTGAAGTCATCTGCGTCAATAACCTCAACACTGGTACAACAGCTCAGGCACAGGATGTCTACTGGAATCAATCTGGTAGTGGTGCTGTTACTCGGACTGTTGAAAGCAAGCTGAGGGATGTTGTCTCCGTTAAGGACTTTGATACTGTTGCATCAGCAGCTGCTACAGGCAACCATATCTACTTTCCAAGTGGCACGTATGACGTTCCTGCCAATGTTACATTTACTGGACCAGTTCAGTTTGACAAAGGTGCAATCCTGAAGCCAGCTAACGGTGTAACAATTACCTTAAATGGCTCTATTATTGCTGATCGCTACAAGATCTTTGATACCTCGCTAGGTGGAAGTATTGCTACTGGTAGAACCAATTCTATTGGTTACCCTGAATGGTTTGGTGCTGTAATTGATAGCTCTCCAAGTGCCACGACAAACCTATCTGCTATCGAGAACACACTAGCTATATTTGGAGAGTGCAACCTAGCTGGTGGTGACTACTTCATTTCAGATACTCTTGAAATCACTCAGTCATTTAGACGCATTCAAGGCCAATTCAACGGCATTGGCTCTAATACTCAGAATGGACAGACTCGTCTTGTTGTTACTAGCGCCACAGCTGATACTGTACACGTCTTCACTACTGGACTGCCTACAGATAAATCTACGTGGATTAGCAATGTACAGATCAAAGATGTACAGCTCGCACGTAACACGCCTCCGCAAATGTCTGCTACAGCAAAAGGCAGCTGTGCTGGATTACGAGCCGAATGTGTTTCGTGGTTAAGGTCTGAGCGAGTCTTCTGTGGAAACCATATTATTGGAGTCTATCTTGCAAAAACAATCCGCACCTATCTCATTTCTACACACGTTCTTCGTGTAAGTAGTGCTGCATCTCATCCGATTGACAATGGATGCTACGGGTTCTGGATTGATGGATCTTCAAGAATCTCCGGGTTCGTTAGTGGTAATGCCAGCTGCTATATGCAGGATTGCAGCCTAACGATTGAGAGTGGCCTAGATGTCCTTGATGATACGTTGAGCACTACATCTATTGGGCTGTACGCTGAAGATACCGCATCTGATTTGTTTGTTGAGGATTTTGAGGTAGCTCGGTGCAAAACAGGCATTAGCTTTAATATGGTCAATGTCACAGATCCTGATACAAAGCTCAAGGGTCTCCAAGATGTGCATATCAGAAACTTTATCCTTGATGTTATCACCAAATATGGTGTAGTCATTCAGAATCTAACCTCTCCAGCTCACATTGTGCGACTTGATGGTGGTTACATTAACGTAGACACTAATGCTGCTGGTGCTGATCCCATCGGCATTTATGAACTTGCAACCTATGGCCAAGTAACCGTCACTAATACGCAGATTATTGGCCGCTGCACGGGAAGCACTGGGATTTACGTATCTTCTGGTAGGAACGGTTTCTATCGTGACTGCACAATTCTTGATTGCCAGAAACCATTTGTTCAGCTAGGTGGTCGTCACGTCACATTTGATAGCTCGGTGATCAACACATCATTACACCCTACAACGCAGGCAGCTGTTCAAGTGACTAATGGTTCTCGATGTGTGTACCGTCCAACTATAGACGGCGATTCGGCAGCTGTTGCCAAGGGAGTTGAGTTTCTTGGTTCTCCTCAAAATCTTGTAGAAGTTGATACTACCAACATCGTATCCACTGCCATTGCTGGCGGCACTAGCAATATTCTTCTTTGGAAAGGCTCTGCTATTACTACTAACAACTCCGGTGTTAACACAAGTGGGTCTGACAAACTTCTACATATCGGGTTTGTAGCTTAATTACTATGACAAAAACACGTGACTTAGCCGACCTGGGTGGAGGTTTCATCCAGGCCGGTTCTGGTGCTGTGCAGCGCACCGTTGAATCAAAGCTGCAAGATGTGGTGAGTGTTAAAGACTTTGGAGCGGTTGGTAACGGGGTTACTGATGATACGGCGGCGATTCAGGCTGCTTTAAATGCGGCGATTGGTTATGCAGGTAAAGGTGATGTCTATCTACCAAGAGGCAAGTATAAGATCACATCCCGCATTTCCATTCCGCAAGGCGTGACCCTTCGTGGTGCTGGAGGTATTACTAACAACCGCTTTCAGCGCGACGGCACTGTTCTTGAGGAGAACACTTCACGAATCTATGTAACCTTTGGTAGCGGTATTGACGACAGTAGTCTTACCACGTATGCTAATAACGCTGCTGTTCTTCTCAATTCAGGTTCAGGAATAGAGAGTGTATCATTCTGGTACCCAAGTCAGAGCTACGCCTTAGTTAACATTGGAGACTCTCCAACTGTTTATCCACCAGCAATTATTACTGCAGAAGACTGTCAGAATGCTGCTATCAAGCAGATCCATCTTGGCAACTCCTTCATAGGTATTGATGCAACAACAGCCAGTACTAATCTAGTCCTTGATGATATACGTGGCTTACCTTGTGGTGTAGGTATTAAACTGGGTGGTTCTGTTGATCCAGCTCAGATCAGCAACATTAAGTTTACCCTTCAGGAGGGGTGGGACCTGGATGATCCCTATAGCGATCCAGAGATGCGTTATTACTTACATAATAATGCTGTCGCTATTGACCTGAGGCGGGCTACTTGGACCGTAATTACTAATTCCTTCTTCTATGGATACAATAAAGGGGTTTGGCTTACGGAAACTGTTACAGATGGGCGTGGTGGTACTACAGGTCCATCTACCAACTGCAGCATTTCTGGCTGTGGGTTTGATAATTGTAAGTATGGGATTTATGGTGAGCCAAACTCTACTTATGATGTAGGTTTTATTAGCATTGTTAATTGCAGGTTCGCACAAGGATCTACTACGTTAACTACTGGTGATGTGCTTGTACCTGAGTACAACATTAAGATAGAAACAACCTATTCTAAACCTGACTTTACCATTAGTAGCTGTAAGTTCTCTACTGCTACAAAGGATCATGTGTACCTACTTGGCGCTAAGCGTAGTGTAATTACAGGTAATGTATTCTATTCGGCTGGATCCATTTATAATGGCACTACCTATGCCGGTCCTTACTACAACATCCGTATTAGAGACTGTGATCAAAGTGTTGTCTCTTCCAATGTAATTCAGGCACAGGGTGGTACAGCTAGAGGCGTTTCTGTTGAATATGCCACTGCTGTGGCTATCACCGGAAACCAGTTTATTGATCTTGTTCTAGATCCTATCTACCTACTTGAATCTGACAGGTGTGTTATTGAATCCAATATCGGTACTAATAACACATTACCCCTTATTGCCTATAACTCCCTTGCTTCCCATCGTGATGTTTACGTAGGCACAAACCCATCAGGTACAGCAGTATTTGGAGCTAGCGATGTTGATGGGAGTGGGTTGCTAAACATTCCGCTTGGAACACGGATTGCGTTTGTTGATGTTTTACCAACAGTTAATGGCATAACAGCTGGTACTAGAGGAACTCAACTGATTATTAGGGTTGGCGCTACTGGTAACACTTTTACAGACCAAGATGCTGGCACTGCACAACCAAACCGCCTCTATCTGGCTGGTAACTTTGCAGCCAACTTTGGTGACACACTTCACCTTGTTTCAGGAGCAGATGGCGGCTGGTATGAAGTTTCCAGATCTTCGAATTAACCTTACAGACTAAACCAATGATCACTATTCTCGGCATCAAAGTGTCCTATGAGGCACTTGCATTCTTCGCTCTTTTTATCGGCTCTGAAATCATCGGTGCTTCTAAGCTCCGTGAAAACAGCATCGTTCAAGTTCTTCTTCGTGGTGTAGAGGCAATCAAGCCTCACCGCACTGAGGATGACAAGATCCAACGTATTAAGGATACATTCAAATGAGTATCAGACTCCTTGACGTTATTAAAAACTACAAGGGGTTACCTCATCAAAAGCAAGCCATTGAGGCTCTAGAGCGTCTTCTAGGGTCTTATGGCTTGTCTGCTGATGCGGAGTGGGTAAAGATCTGGCGTACACCTACTCCTGTAGCTCCTCAACAATTTACAAATACTTGGGAAGGTATTGAAGCTGCTGCACGTGCTGCTGGAGCTAAGTTCCCAGAAGTAGTAGCTGCACAATGGGCACTAGAGAGTGCGTTTGGTACTGCTCTTAGTGGTAAGAATAATTTCTTTGGTATCAAAGGAAGCGGTACTATTAAGACCACCTGGGAAGACTACGGTAATGGTCCAGTAACTATTCAAGCATCGTTTAAGGACTTCGCTACACCTTACGACTGTGTAGAGCATCTCGTTACTCAGTGGTACAAAGATTACAAAGGCTACAAAGGCGTCAATCGAGCCACCTCTCGTGAAGATTGTGCATACCTCCTCAAGAAAGAAGGATACGCCACAGACCCCATTTACGCACAGAAGTTGATTCGATTGATGGAGCAACATGACTAGCACTAATTACAACATTGTACCTGGTAGATATGAAAAGCAACTACCAGTAGCAACTAAGGTTCACTTTAAAAGCTCTGCTAACAGCACTAACCCAACACTGGTAAAAGGTGCTCCTGGAGCTATCTTTAACATCATTATCCATAACACCCATAACGGTGGTGGTAGTGGAGCTGCTATTACACTTAGGTTCTACAACAAAACTACAGCACCAACTGTGGGTACAGATGTACCAATGATTATTATTCATGTACCTTCTAGTTCATCTAAAGAACTTAACTTTACCAGTGGTATTACTTTTACCGATGGTATTGCTTATTCCATTACTGCCGGTGATGCTTTACTCGATGCAACTGTTGTCGATGCAGACGGTGTTCAAGTTTATATGGGTTACATGTGATGCTTGAAGCAGCAGCAGCAGCAGGTATTGCTCTCCTTACTGCTATTATCTCTGTACACAATCGTCTCCATACAAAGATCAGCGAAGTGGATAGCCGTGTAGACAAAGTAGAACTACGTGTAGCTGAGCACTACGTACAAAAACAAGAGCTATCTGCTGCTCTTCAGAAGATGGAGGATCACATGATCCGCATTGAAAACAAACTAGATCAAATAGCTCTTAGACATGGCTAAGAATAAGGCAACTGAGGACATGTTTAACGAGTTACATAACCTCGTTACTACTGAATTCCTCAAGCGAATCAAGAGTGGTGAAGCTACTGCTCAAGAATTAAAAGCGGCTTGTGATTGGCTGGCTAAGAATGATATCAGTGGGGTTGCTTATGATGGTAACCCTCTTGATAAATTAGCTAATGTACTACCTAAAGTAGATCCTGAACTTGTACAGAAGAGGCTTTATGGCAAGTCGTACCTCTAAATACTACAAAGACAACCCGGAAGCACGAAAAAAGCGTCTTAAACAACAAGCACGCTACAATCGTCAATCAATGCAAATTCAAAAACGTGTTGAACTTAATCGTGAAAACAGAAAACGTGGCACCTATGGTAATGGTGACGGTAA